AATATTAACAATCTTAATATATTCTTGTATAAAATATATTGGATCTTTCATACATTTAGTATATTCCTCTAGCTCTTCCTTTGTCCAATTCTGTTGGACATTTGCTTTTTTGAGGTTAGGATTGCCGAGGTAGACTGAATCAGACATTATTATACTCCAAAACTTTCACCACATCCACAACTACTCGTAGATGTTGGATTTTTCACTGTTAGAAAACTACCACCGAGCTCGGTTATATAATCAATCTCACTACCCAAAACGTACATCTCAGCAAGTGGGTCAACCACAAGAACATCCTCTATAGGCTCAGACCATTCAACATCAGGCAGATTGCTCTTCAGATTCCAGACATACTGGAAACCAGAACATCCTCCACCGGCAACAGCCAGTGTTACAAAGTCTCCCTTAGATACAGACTTTAAGTAGTCTCTTGCAGATTGTGTTAATGTTACCATATCGTTATTTATGTCTTTTCTTTCATTAATTTTTGTAACTCTGCTGTAGAACCAACAAATAAGGCGTTAGTTACATTCTTAGGTGCAGTATTAGGAACGTCCTGTAATCTTTTCATCTTCTCTTGTAAGTCACCTAGTTTTTCGGTAACTTCTGCGACCTGTTTGATAAGATTTCCAGCAACCTCATATCCTCTTGGATGTTCGCCTTCCTTTGCGAGTTCAAGTATTCCGTCAATCGCAACTGAACCCTTTTCAACAAGTTCATGAAATTTTTGCCTTTGATATTCATAGTCTGTTTCAATATCCTGTTCCTTATCTGCGACAATTAGTTTTGTTACAGGAGTCTCTGTAACCTCTAATTCTTTTCCAATAACACCCAAGGCACTATCTATAGTTTTAGTATCCATTTAGTTCACCTCTACTATCTCTTGGACTGATGTGGAATGAGAGTTATATGCTTCGCCAAATTCTTCTCTTAATTTGGTACTTATTGTAGTCGCACAATATTTTTTACATACCCTAGGAGCATTTTGTGGATCTTTTATTAAACCTTCATAAAATTCTGTCCATTCTTTAGAATTAATTATATCGTCAATAGTCTCTACATTACTTAGTTTTAAATGTTCTTTAAAGAATATTTCTTCAATACCTATATGGTATGTTGGTGTTTGTCCATCAACAGTTTGATAGGGGTCTGTCCAACAACAAGGAATTAAATATCCCCTTGCAGAATAACCATAACCTTTACCAGATAAACATCTGGGCTCTAATTTTCTTTTTACTGGCATAATGAACTCCTCCTCAACCACTGTTCTTCATTCCAAGGAAGTTTATCATCCACATCCTTTACTCTATTATTAACTTCAGTAGTAGTAAATGGTTTGCTACTAATAAAATTTTTTGTATTTTTTGGTTTAAATTCATCATCATCTCCTCTCCATCTAGAAGAGTATAATTTTAAAAACCTAATACCAGCATCTGTTGCACGTTTCTGAACCTCATCTATGTGATCTTCATTATAACTAAAAACTATGCATTGTTGTTCAACCTGTAACCCCATATATTTAGCTATCATCGCCATTTTCCAAAGTTTTTCACCGTCCTGATTAACTCTATACTTATGACTTTCTTCTGGTAATCCATCTATACCAAATCTCCACACTGCTAGGGGATGTATTTCAAATGCCTTTTTATACCACTTCTCTGACCTATGTGAAGCTGCGGTTGCAATACATGTATAGACTTTTTCTTCATAACATCTACGTAAAATATCGTGGAACTTAGGATGGGCGGTTGGATCTGAAATTTGACCACAAAAAAGAATATTAGTAAAATGCATAAGAATCTTATCAAAATCTTCAAGGGACATATCGTGACCAGGCGGTTTCATGCCAGAGGCGGCATAATCCTGTCTCCTACATCTTGGACAGGCTAGAGGACATCTTGGAGATAAATCTATATTAATTTTAGTACGATACTTCGCTTTATATATTAATTCATCATTAGTTAATTTATCGTTTGATCCCTTTGTCCAATGATCTCGTTGAGTGAGTATTGGTTTTTTTAAAGACCTTTTAGCTATCTGAGTTCTAAGATCTAGTTCTTTTAACTCACCTTTAGTGTATTCTACAGGCATAGTTTATTCATCGTCACCTGTTACTGGATTAAATGTTTTAGCATCTTCAAAGAAAGAGGTTGCTTCATTAAATCCAAAATTATCATCAGCTTCAGCTGTCATGGGAGACGGTGTAACCACCAACCTTTGTTCTCTCTTAGGTGATGCATCTGGCATATCTGTATATTGATCTGCTTGCACTGTTTTAATAACTTTACTAGAGCTAACTGGACCGTAGAGATAAAATTTACAAGTGAAAGCTAGTGTATATACTATTGCTCGTCTCGCAGTAAAGTCACCTTCATAACTATCTTCATATGAAACACTATTAAGAATTAAAGGAATGTCCCTTTTAATTCCCATATCTGCCATATCATTTATCGTCACCGTATAGTCTGGTTGAAAGTATGGTAGAATTTGTTCTACGATCTGTAATGCGTCCTCAGATTGTTTAGCCATTATGTAAAGCTCAAATGAGAGATTATAAGGAACAGGCATATATTGTGTATCTAGTTGAGTTGAATTTGCACCTTTAACTTTTTTGAATTTCTGTACACGATTAAGTTTACGAGCTGCATCGTATTCTAGATTCTTAATTTCAAATCCTATACGTGGAAGTGTAACTGCAACCTGTTTTGTAAGGTCTGCATCTTCACGTAATCGGACTAGAAATTTTTCTTTCGGGCCGTATGCAAGAGGAACTTTCATAGTTTGTACTACGGTTCCACTGCTATCTTTACGAACCAAGTGTATGTTGTTGAATATTGATCCAAACGCAACAACCACCTTTCTCATGGTTTCGTGGTAAAATTGTTGTCCTAACATTATAATCCTCCAGCATCACCGAAAGGATTTCTTTCGGAGAAGTCTAATACGTCATCATCAAGGGAATCAAACAGTTCATTTTGTGTAGTCTTGTCTTGCGACATATCACCCACTACGTAATCTTCATTGAGTAAGTAAGAATCGTCACCACTGTCTGCTGGGTTCTCTAATATAATACTTTCACCAACACCACTTGTATCATTCTCACCTATGAGATTATCTCCACTAGTCTCTTCTAATAGGAGTCCTTGATCTCCATTAGTACTTATACCGATTTCTAATCGTATATTCTCATTGACAAAGGCAGTTTGTTCTAAGGTCATCTGATAACCAAGAGCATCCATTGTATGTTCTGTTTCTATTGCATCTATAGCTGCAATGTCTGTGTCAATAACCTCAGAGCTGTAGTCAAATAATCTACATTGTAGTTTATATACTGGGTTATTATCCAGTTGATAAAAAGGTTCGTCATGGTCTACAAAATTTATTTGGAATATTTTATCCAGAACTGGATGGTATATTAAATCACCTTCCAATGGTCTATCTGCATCTGTAGAGGTAGCTTCTGAAATTAAATAACCCCCATCATAAGAACTACTAATATCTACAACGGTACTATCTAAAGAGGCTGCTTCTAATTGAATAGAACCACTTAGAGTGGATGTACCACTTTCTATTGTCATTTGTTTTGTTAAATCTTGAAACCTTGTTTTACTTACAGTAAATGTAACCTGACTTAGATTTTGTAAACCAAACTGAGTCATCAGTTCTCGTTCACCAGCAAAACCTCCATCGCCGTTATCAATATACATCTCTATTTTATTTTGGGTAGTAAATTTTGCGAGGTTGTCTTCACCAAAAAGAGTGTCTTCATTAGTTAAAGTGCGATCAAGATAGTAGACATCATGACCGAAAATTTGAATGGCTTCAGTAAGTAAATTTGAATACAGATTCTTCTCTGCGGTAATAGCATGAGAATTACTAGTATGAAAGAATGAATTGACTGACATAGTTTATCCTACATGAAACATTATTGGGGGTTCATTACTTAATATCGTTGTTTCTATTTCTCTAATTTCTTCCTGAGCTTGTGTAAAGATAGCTGCACCATCCATACTAACACCCCCCAGCATCGTAACTCCATTGAACTTAGAAAGATTTGCACCCCATTGACGTTTAATTAAAGCTGTTGCATATCTTTTTAGATGGATGTCATCATAAATGTCTGTGTAAACTGAGGGATCTAATTTACGGAAACACTCTATAACAACATAGTCCTCTCCACCCACAAAGTCTGTAGACCAATCGGCGTCAATATATAAACGATTTTGATGTTCCTTAAAACGAATAGGAGCTTCACCAACAAGAATATGTTCTAGTAAATCTAAATTATTCATCATCATCTGGTAATGGATAACAGAAGTGGAAGTCAGATCAAACAAATCGTTTAGATGTAACTGATAACGAGCATCAAACATATTTGCACCAGTTCCAGTTCCAGTTAAAGGAAATACCTGTACTACAGAGATAACTGAACTAGGTAATGGTATATAATTATTACCCTCAGACCAATCTGCGGTAATAGTATCATCTACTGTATCTGTTCCTGTAGTGGTTGTATTTGTTTTAGCTCTAGTAACTTCTGCTTCAGTAACCAAATGTTTGAGATACATTCTTTCAACACCATCATAATGATACTGTGCAAAATACTGTAGTGCTTCGTCAATACGGTCATCTGTTTGGTCATCTGACACATTAATGTCAATCACTCCATAACCCAATGCTCGTAGACAATAAGTCTTAAATGTTGCTTTTGTTGTTGGTACTGCCATAATTCCCTACCTTTTACTATATTTATAAAAGAAGAGGTCTGGTTACTACGCAATTATCATCATCAAAGTAACTCTGTTTGACGAAATTTACCCCAGTATATGCGTATAAAGCACTCAATTTTGGATATGACCATATAATTTCACATCCTCTTTTTCTTCCATAATCCATAGTCTCATTTAATAACCAAGTTGATAGACCTAATCCTCTATGTTTAGGATGTACCCATAACCCCCTAGACCTATAAATTTTAAGTCCACATTGAGATCCTGAGTTAACACCCACTATTTCTTCATATGATTCTCCATAATGACTAACGTATTTTATTGCTATAAAGACAGAAGTTTTGAGATACCTTTTAATATCTAACTGTCTTATAACTTTATTTCCCTCCAAAGCCCATGTACTATGGGGATAAATGGTTTTCTTATTTTTCCATAAGTCCGACTTCCATACCTTATATATCTCCTCAAACGACACGGGTTCTAGATAGTACAGCTTATTTTCCCCAGTAATAATCTGCGGCATAATTATAAGGAGTAAATGCTTTGTTCTTATAAGGAACTACTTTACTTGCCCATTTCTTTTGACTCGCAAGAACTTTCCGAAACCATTTGTTCTTTTTGGATTCTTCTTTAAACATAATATCTATGGTTTTCAATTCTGCAACAAGAATATCAGGTGGTGTCTTCATGATACGCACCCCATGCTTTTCAACCATTCTTGATAACGCTCTTGCGTTTTCGGATTGTATCCAAGTGAGCCACCACAGATAGGACTCATATGCAGCAGAACGCACTGAGGCACGTTGAGAGTCAGATAGACTCCTCCAGATACCACCATTAATAAGAAGGTCACCAGTATTACTATGTTCATGTAAACTATTTAGATAGTAATATTTCCAGATAGTTGGAAACCCTAGTCTTTCATCTTCTAATCCACCGACAAATTCTGCACAGTTGATTACACCTTTCTGTCCAGCAGCAAGAATCTCTCCACCAGGCATACCAATAGTCTGCATACCCATACGAGCATATAGTTCTACATTAATGCCTGTCTGTCTGCACTTAAAGTTTTTAAGGTCTGCAAGGTTTTCAATTGGACGATGGAACCACCCCAAAGGTTGATTCTGAGTAGGCATAACAGGGAAAGGGACTACATCCAGTTTCAACACTTCTTGATAAAATGTACGATACATCTCTAGTCCACCACCGTGAAACATCCATCCAAGAAAATCAATACCATCCATTCCATATGGGCCTCCTAAAGGAGAGTTAAATAGTCCTAGAGTTTTATCCTTACCCACCCAATAATAACTCTGTGTCCATGCACCTCCCACAGCACCAGATGCTGTTGCATCAAGAACTTGAAAGGCTGGGACTAAAGCACCAGCAGGTTTAATCTCCATCAGAACTTTACCATCAGTTAGAACTTTAACTTTATCTGCAATGAACTTTGCTTGTTCATTGAAAGTACTAACAGCAGGATAAGAACTTGCGATTAAGATTTTTGTGCCCGCAGATGCTGGGGAAAAGGTTAATAGGATGGCAGCCGCAGCCATATAAATATATTTCATGATTACTCCTTATTCAAATCACTTCTCTAGTTATTTAGGTACGTTGGTAACCACGTTGCTATACTAGGAATCATAAAAATAATTATCACAGCAAGTACCTGTATCCACATAAACGGCATCATACCTTTAAATATCATACCCAAATCCCATTCTGGTACGACCTGTTTTATATAATATGATGTTAACGCAACGGGTGGTGTTAAGTAGGCAGTCTGTATAACTATCCCTAAACAAACTGCAAACCATAACATATCCACACCAGAACTAATAAGAACTGGTAAGAATATGGGAACAAATACCAACACTACCACAGGCCATTCAAACGGCCATCCCAATAGATGACATAGTACTAGTATACAACCGACTAATGCCCAAGGGGGTATTGGTAAAGAATTTAAGGTGTCCACTATCACGTTATCGCCGCCTAGTGCAGTAAAGACCGCACCAAATATTGTGGAGGAGATTGCGAGTAGCATAACCACAGCAGAAGTGTCTGTAGTTTTTAATAGAGTTTCTTTCAGTTCTAACTTACCGTTTAACAATGCAAGAACTAATGCACCGAAAGCACCAAACGCACCAGCTTCTGTAGACGTTGCAAGTCCAAATAACATAGAACCTAACACAGTAGATATAAGAACTGCTAGAGGGATAACATCTATTAAAACTCTACGATAGTCTGGTGTCTCTTGTTGTTTGGGTACAGAATGAAATAGACAGTATATCGCATACATTGATGCAATCATTAATCCTGGCACTAATGCTCCAGCATAAAGATCAATAATACTAAGGTTCATAGTAGGGGCCATGACAATAAGAGGAACGGATGGTGGTATCATAATAAGAGAACCACCACCAGCAATAACTCCTGCCGTCAATTTCGGATTGTAACCTAGTTTCATCATATGAGGAGCTGCCATAATACCAAGTAATGTTACAGACGCACCAACTACTCCTGTCGCAAGACTTATCAATACTGCAATAACAATAACAACTAAGTTAAGATTACCAACTATAGTTTTCATACTATAGAATAGTTTCTCAACTAATCCTGCCTTTTCGCAAATATAACCCATGAATATAAACATAGGTATAGCCATGAATACTTCATTTGATAATGCGCCGACTAAGTTATAGTACGCAAGATCAAATACATTCTCCCCCATAGAGAGAAATCCAAAACCTAATGCTAGAAATATAAGAGTGAAAGCTACAGGTAAACCCAAAAATATACCTATAATCATAGTCACTAACATCACAATCGCAAGCAACACTTCCTCACTTCCTGTACACCATATATCAATAACAAAATTAATCCTAAAGTAATAGAAAATTTATATGGCCATATTATTAATTGCGTCATTGTATTGGAACTCTTTTCCCATATAGAAATGCTTCTAAAACTATCCATTGCAGAATAGTACGTGAGAATACCAATAGAGGGAAAGAATAGACAGTAACCTAGAAGATCTATGATTGATTTTGTTCTATCTGAAAAGTTCTTCCAGTAGATATCTGTTCGTATGTGAGTTCCTTTGGAAAGACTATAACTAGCACCTAATATAATTAATGCGCCATATAATTGTGGTACGATATCAACAGCAAAGTCAAATCTTAAATCAAAAAAAAATCTACCTAGAACATTGGTAACAGTTAGTAAAACGATTCCCAAAACAAACCATGAATATATTTTAATCATCTACTTCTTAATTTGCATATGAGCATTAAAACTCATACTCCTTCTTTCACCTTTAACATGAAATGGATAGACAAAGTGTTTTAAATAGGACGGAAAAACTAATAACTTTCCAACCTCTGGTTTAAATTTTACACCATCACTTCGCATATCACAAGCCTCTCCATACATAAATTCAATCAAACCATTCGCAGGGTAATGGTCTTCACCATCCTCTTGATATTCTCCTTCCATCTCATCAGGTAATTTTAAATAGATGACGGCTGAGAAGTCTCCACTATGTTTATGCCAAGGATTGTACTCCCCAGCATATTGACTGACTATCCAGCTCTGTGTTAAATGGATGTTATCTAATTGGGGAACAGTACTATGTCCTGACATCTTGTACCAATTATATGCTCTATTCTTGTCTCTTATATAATTTAGGTAGTCCAGACATCCCCTCTTCATAGTATCAGAGAGATACTTCTTATCATCATCAGAGGAAATTGGTATCTGTATTTCTTTATGAACCTTACCTACCAGATTATCAGACCAATCCCATTGAGCACTTTGTTGCTCACTACTTAGTATCTTGTCTCCAACCTTATTTACAATTTTAACGAACTTCTCTGGTACAGAGGTTTCTAAAATCGTAGGACTGAATACTTCATGCCAAATCTTATCCCCTCTTATCTTAGTCATCTATTTCTTCATTTGCGGCAGATGCGGTTATCTCATTTTCAATACAGTAAATATCTCTTGCATTAAAAAACTCTTGGGCATCTGCTTCTTCGTTAAAATTAAATCTACTTTCATAAGTATCAAATAATGCTATTGCCGTCATTACCAAACCATCGTCTGAAATTATCTTAGAGACAATTCGCCGTTTTCCTGACTTATCATATTTCCAACTAAGTGTATGAAATTTTTCTGACATTGGATACCATTCAACATCTGTGTTCGGACGGGTTAAAGTATACGTTTGTTTAACACTCATTTAAATTGTTCTCCTTTACTGGGCTTCGTCTATTATAAAATACTTTTCCTTCAGAACTTATTCCATAGACACACCCCTGTTCATATTTATATGTTCTAATCATATGATTACTCATCTGGGGGCCTCTCTCTATGTATTTGTTGTTTGCCCAACCCTCAAATGATGGATGCAGATAAAATGGTTGAAAATTTTCTATAGGAAAAGAATCCCCTTGAAAATTACTAAGAACATTCCAAGATTGTGTTAAAAGGAAATATCTAACTCTCTCTTTCCACCGTCTATCCACAAAGGTAAACAGAGTACTGTATTCATGGGGAGTAACAACTACCCGTGTCAGTATACGAGGATTATTTATATTAAATTTAAATAATTGATCTGAAGGACATACTTCTTTAAGATATTTTGAGACAACATCATCCTCATACACCTCTATCTCCTTGTCCATATCTCTTAACTTACAGGCCCTTTCGTAACATAATTGTGTAAATCCTTTATCATCTAGATCATTATTATATTCATATGGTGGAGATTTGTAGTATGTACCATCCATTTCAAATGGGGTATCAATAAACTCACCCTCTTTGTCATTCACATAACTGTAGGACGGTTGACCATACTTAATAATCAAGTCATGTTCTTTTATACTCTTCGCAGATTTGACATTGCGTAGCTCTGGTGTAACATAAACAAATTTCATATCAATATATATAAGGGTATGGAACCACCTTATAGATTAGGTCTTGTTGCCACCAGTAGAAGTGGAAGTACATATTTTCGTAGATATCTTTGCGATAAATATGGTCTACACGATTCGGCCTCATGGTTAAAACACAATCCCTATGAAAAGATAAATGAAGCCCCCTTTGCAAAGAAACATCATATTCTAAAAATTCTAACACACTATGTTCCTGATGATGAAATAGATGAAGTTATATCAGAATCAGAAACAGTATGGTTATATAGAAAGAATACGTTTAAGCAGTTTCTCTCTCATGTCTACCGACTAATAACCAAGATAAATTTGGTATATAAGAAGGAAGAAATAGAGTTTTTAAAAAATAGTATTCCAAACAATAGTATTGTAGCCACAACAGAACAATACGATACTTTCATGAGAAGACTTGAAAAATTTTGGGATTTATTTTATAGTAGAAATAAAGGAACACTAGTAGAATATGAAAAATTTGTTTCTGATCCAAAAGAAGTTGGTTGGGAAATTATGGAAGACTATAATTTAGAATGGATAACGTGGGAATCTATGGAGCCGGAATCACATGGATGGCCTGATATTAAAATACCATTGAAAATGTCCATAGATTATGAAAATAAATTTAAAAATATAGAGGAAATTAGGAAATGGTTTAATGGGTAGATATTGTTTAATTTGCACTCCACGGTCTGGTTCATTTTATGTTCAAAATTATATATCCAAAATTTTTGACTTAGAATTTGGTAGTGAATGGTTTGGTAGAGTTAAGCATGTTGGATATAAAGGTATGGAGACTTCTTCAGTAGATATAGACCACAGTGTTAATGAAGACTTATTAACTAATGAAGAAATAAGTAAGAGATTAGTATATTTAAAAAACTACGAAACCTCATTTATTATTAAATGTATGCCGTTCCAATTATCAAATACAATAGAGAGAAAAGACTTACCCGATAAAGAAAAAATGGAAGTTGCAACAAAAATTATGAAGAATTTTGATTTGATTTATATGGAAACTAAAGATAAAGTATCCCAGTTTTGTTTTGATGTTATATCTAAGAATCAAGATATTGGTAAAAGAAATTTCACCCACTACAATCCTGATATAAGACAAATACCCCTAGAAAACTCAATGACTGCAACTAGAGAAAACTACGAGAGTTTTTGTGAACGTCAAGACTTCGTTACTAGGTTTCAAGAAAAAAATTGGAAAGGTGAGCCCATAATAGTATGGGAAGATTTTATAAATAGTCCTAATATTGAAATGACAAAAATTAAAGATTGGTATAAAATTGATGAAAAAAATATTACAGTGAATAGACCCATCATCTCACATGCAGCTTATAAATTGGTCTTTAGTAATTATGGAGAAATTGAAAAATGGTTTGGATAGACGGAAATAATATGCCTAAATGGCACAGGAATGATGATTTTCTACATGACCTTGCTATATCATTGGTAGAAGTTCATACCAGAGAACCTCAGAACGAACCAGAAACAAATATGTTTAAGATAGCAGATGGTCTTGATACCTCTGATCCATTTGTTAAGGAAGCAGTAAGGCACTTCAATGTAATAAGAGAAGACTTAGCATGTAAGAGTGCAGTTCTACATGGTGATTTGTGGAACGAGAATATAATCATAAAAGAAAATGGTAGATTATCAGGACTGATTGATTGGGAACACACTCAAATAGGCGACCCTCATTGGGACTTCCGTATGATTAGAAGATTTATAGGCTGGGACGATTTACATTGGCTTATCACTTTGTATAATGCTAAGGCTCAATATAAAATTAATTCTGCTACTATTTACATCTTAGATAAACTAGCACTTTGCCATCAGTATCAATATAGACTAAGAAAAAATGATAGCCCTCTTTGGAACGACACCGCATTATTTAAAGAGTATATGGAAAGATGGCCAGTGTGCGTTAATGAAATATCCGACTAGAACATATAACTTTTATAATAAGCCTATTAATCTAGATATAGTTCCCAGATGCACCCTCCTTTGTTCCAAGTGTATGAGACAATCAAATTTTTATAAGTTTGTAGATAAAAGTAAATTAGAAGAGATAAGTATAAAAGACTACGAAAAGATTCTCAACTGTTTTTCATATGTTGAATGGTGTGGTCAAACTGGTGACCCCATATTTCATACTAAATTCTTTACTCTTCTTGAGATGAGCAGGGGTACTAAATTAGACATCCATACTGCCGCCTCACATAAACCTAAAGAATGGTATAAGAAAGCATTTGAAACTAATAAAGATGCAAAGTGGATATTTGGGGTAGATGGGTTACCAAAGGACAGCCACATCTATAGAATAAATCAAGATGGTGAATTCCTATTTGAAGTTATGAAAATGGGATCAGATATGGGTTTAGAGATTCAGTGGCAGATGATAAAGTTTAAGTATAATCAAAATAACATAGATGAAGTAATGCAGCTCTGTAGAGATAATTCTATCAGTTTTAAATTAATAAGATCCTCAAGGTTCGTATCAGATGACCCACTCAGACCAATTTAAACCAAGATGTATATCAGGACAATGTTTAGGGCATTCTAATAAGGGGTACTTAGTTCCTTGTTGTT